TTCCGCTTATTGGTGCAATGGTATTTACCTCAAGTGTGCTCATACTACTGTGAGATTACCCTCCACTGTGACAGTTCCTGTGAATGTTACAGGTCCTGCTAAGAATGCGTTATCAGTTGATGCTACTGTAGTCGTAGCAGTTATAGTTTGTAAGTTTTCATAGACACCATTGAAAGATGTCATCATACTTGGTTGAATACTGTTTGAACCTGGTGTGTTTTGATCACTTAGGATATTACTTAAAAAAATAACAAAACAAGAATCACTACTTGCTAGCGCAGTTGTAAAAACTATTTGTCCCCCGTTTACACCATAGTCTGTCGTGGGTTTCTGTCGTACCCCGTTTCGTAAAACTGCAATATCTTCTGGAACTGCAACTGTTTGATTAATATTGTATGTAGTGCCACCATCACCTGTAAGTGTTTGAACTGGTGTTGTTGTTGTAAAATTTTTTGTGACTGGATTACCAAGATACCCCATATTAACTCCTATGTGCTAATGCTATCAATTAATGAAACCCAACCGTGTAGACTTGCTGCAGTATCACTTTGTATCTGCAATACGTCTCCGCTTTGAAGTACGATCTTAGACCCTCCATCTATTGCCTCGTATTGACCACCTGCTGCAATAGGAGTTTGATATACTAAGAATGAGTTAGCCGATCCACCACTTGCAGTGCTTGTTACAAAAACGTTTGCTTTTATTGTTGCATTAGTAATGTTTGTTAATCTAATACCTATAATGGTATCATCTGAATTAGATGTCATTACAGTTCTTGCGGTTGTGCCAATAGCTATGTCACCAGAACTGTTGAAAGGTATTTTTCTTTCAAAATCTTGGGCCACTTAATTATCTCCTATCCATATTTGTATCAGAGCGCCACACTCATTGCAATCACGAAGCCTTGTGATACACCGCCTGATATTGTTAACGCACCACTACTTGATAAAGTAGCATCTCCTGAAACAGCAACTTCTTGAAAACTTACACCATCACCAACTAAAATTTTACCTGATGTATTATCAGGCATTCTTAGTTGTGAGCCTATTGTTAAATGTCTACCAATACTTACATCATTGTCTGCGTCTTCAATAACAGCTTTTGATGCTGGCATTGTGCAGAATATATCTTTTGTACCTGCAGAAAAATCTACAGCACTATCACTGTTTGATGATGATATAACTGTAGTTCTAGCTAAATCTGAACTATCTGCATCTAATGTACCAAGTCCAACCTCAAACTCAGTTGTGCCTGGATTAAATATGGCATAATAGGTGGTATTATTATTACCAATACCTGTGCCAAATGTCTCAAAACCTTGAACTGCACCACCAAGTGCAAATGCACCTGTGCCGGTGGTTGTAGTCGTTTCTTTTACTCTGTCATTAATTACGAAAGCCATATCATTTTATAGCACTAAGCTACCTCTCTGTCATCTACTTCTGTCCATGTATTTGTAGCACTATCATCAACTGGTGTCCATGTATTAGATACTGAGTCATCTACTGGTGACCATGCTAATACACCTGGAGTTCTTGCTACAATACTTAAATCAATACCGGCCGGTTCAGCTACGGTTACTGGTGAACCAGTTGCATTACCCTGAGCTGATGTTACTGCTATGCCTGTGACTGTAGCTATTACTCCTGGAACTCCTACAGCAGTGCCTATAGAGGAAGTTAGTGCTATGCCCGTTGGTGTGACAGTGACACTACCAACAAAAGCTTCGTCACCTATAGCTGTAGATAATGCTTGACCATTGCCTGTTAGGTCTACAATTAAATCACTTGTAAATGTAGCTGATCCTTGAGCTGAAGTTATAGCTATACCAGTCGGTTGAGCTATAACGGCACTTGTCTGTGTAACAGATCCTTGAGCTGCAGTTAATTCTATGCCTGATGGTTGATTTACAACATCAATTCTAGCAGTGGCCGTTCCGACACTTGTTGTTAGTGCAGTTTCAGCCCCTACAATAGTTGAGATCTCGCCACCAGCTTCTACTGAGTAAGGACCAATACTTTGTACATTAACTACAATACCACTAGGTGTTGCAGTAATATCAGGTAAGAATACCGTAACTGATGCTTGTGTGGAACTAACCGCTATACCTGTAGGTACAACAGTAACATTTGAAAACGCTGTTTCTGTGCCAATAGCCGTAGTAAGACTTTGGCCTGTAACAGAAACACTTACATCTTTTATACCCTGTGAAGCAAATGAATCTTCAGCAAATGTGGTTTTACCAAAAAACATAACGCTTTACCTGGCGTTTATTTTAAGTGATTCTTAAAATAGCACTAGAAGCGTTGTTAGTTGGGAATTGTACTGTGAAAGTTCCTGATGTTGATGTTTTAACTGCTCCAAAATCCAAAACCATAACCGCAGCATTAGTATTAGTTGTTGCAGTAGTGTTTGAATTATATATCACAGCTGCTTGTGCTGAGATAGTAGCACTTGTAAAACTAATATCACTGAAGTCAATAAAGGATGTATTGTTTGTGGCAGCAGCACCTGTGCTTGTCAAGTTACCACCACCTGCAGAGTAAGTGCCAGATGCACTAACTTCTTGTGAAGTTGTATACGCAGTGGTTGTATTACTTAATGAAGCCGAGCTACCATATAGAGCTAGTTTAAATTGATCGCCACCAGAGGATCGAAAGTCGTGTTCACCTTCCAACAACTCTTTCTTAAAGCTATCACATACCGCTTGTGTAATCGCCATGTTTATTTACCTCCTGGAGCCACTGATTGTAACGGCACACGCAGGACTCCATCTGCGTATTCGTCTCTACGTTTTCTACCCATTTGTGTGGTAGCTAAACCTTGTACAGCTTGATTGTACTTTTGATCGTATAATTGCACATATGTAGGATTTTTCAAGTATGAAAAGGCTTCGGCTACTGTGCTATATATTAAAACTTCTGGGGCTGTATTAGACACAAAAGTGGTTGTAGTAGTTCCTGAAGTGCCATCACCTAATCTTTCTGGTGTTCTGTTATACCATAACTCTACAGTTATAGCTGCATTAGGTGTTGGAGCTAATATTAAAGTATTTTCATCCCAGTTCGCATAATATCTTGGAGTACCAGTATTATTGGCTCTATCCAAATTATATTCATCAATAAATGTGGTGTCTCGCTGCTCCAGCCAAGCTCTGTCTGCATTTGCGTCAACAATTTGTACACCTCTTTCAAAGTCAAAATCTTCAGGCATGGTTAGAAAAGGACTGCCAATAGTTAAGGATGAAGTAGCAAATTTTCTGAATGCATCTAAATCTAGTTGTTTTTGAATCTTATTTTCAGCGTTGGTAATAAAAACGTTTATAACTGAGTTAGACAATACCTCAGAATCTACCTCTGTGTAATTTCTAACGTTGTCTAATAATTCGCTATAGTTCATGGTGTGTTTATTGAGTTACCCATACCTGGGTGACTACTACAATAATAATATAGTGTCGGAGCCCCAATTGCTACTGTAATTTCTAGAGCCCTTGTTGTTGCTGAGGTATAACCACTAGCATAGGCTGATTGTGATACTGAAGATCCATTAATTTTAAACGTTACGCCTGTTGTATAGACTGACCCAGAACTGTGGCTACCATCAGATGTAGTGCTTAGGTAAAAAGGATGAGAATCAACAGTATTATCGCTTAAATTAAATATTGCTGAAGACCCTTCATTAATAGTTATGGATGGTGCTTGTGCGCCATCTATGTAAAAAGCATTACCTCCACCACCTGCTTTAGCCGCTACTGTAACTGTATATGTAGTTGTGCTAGCAGTAGATATTGTTACGACACCCGTCTTAGATTGCATAATTAATTTTTTATGTGGTGTTTGTGGTAACATACTATTTGAATCTGTAGGATTCGACCCATCTGCTGGTGATGAGCTTTGTACAGTTGTTAAGAATGCACTGTCTCCAGGCTCACCTAAAAATACAGTCATAGGCATTGGTTGTGAAAATGTGTCAAACGTTGCATCATCTGGCCCTGTTGGACTATCATCTTTCAATATTTTGTTTGATTCTACTCTAGGATCTTGTATAGCTTCAGGATCTGGTGGATGATAAGGAGGATCTAATTGTGGATGTTTTGGCTCATAACATTCCGGACACACAAACAATCCATTCCATTCTTTTTTTAATTGTTGATATTTATACTCTTGACCACAACGGTCACAAACGGCTCTAGAAAAACGACCTGATGCAAATGCCATATCTTACCCCGATGGATAAAAGTTTTGTGGCACAATATTTACAGATGTTGATTGACTATCTTCTGTCAAGGCTCTTTGTAATTCAGCCTCATATCTTCTTTCTAATTCTTGTGATCTTTCAGGTGCAATTTCTTGTGCAGTATAATAAGCTAAACCTGACACTAAACACGGTAAAAATCTAAAAGGTGCATCAGCGGTATTTGTGTAAGCTCCTACATCTTCTATTCTACCTACATAAAAAAAGTTAATTTTAGTGTCTGTAGTATCAGGTGTTAAAAATAATTTTATTTTTACAGCAGATAATTCTCTTCTTACATAGTATTGACTAGGTGTGCCTTGTGATGTTTTATTTGGTAAATTTTCATACTCAGATCTAGATATTTTTGTCATGCTTGTATCTGTTAGTCCGTCTGAACTTCTAAATACAACCTCTAATATATCAGATGCATCAGAGGGTGCAGTGTATTCTGTTTGCCCTGCTGTCAAATTTTGTGTGTGATTTTTTATTTTCCAAAGATGAATACCTCGGTTACCCCATTCAGAAAACAACAAATTTAAATTATCTCTTGCAGCAGATAATTCATAACCTGTTCTTATCTGTGTCCCACATCTAGCGTAAGCTCTTTCTATAAGCCTATCTATACTAAGATCAAAAGCTGTAGTTCCCGAGGTAGCCATATTACTTCTTCTTCTTCATCATTCCGCCGCCACGTTTCTTGACAATCATGCCACCACCACGTTTTTTAACAACGGACTTTTTTTTCATTTTGCCGCCACGCTTCATGCCGACAACATTTTTCTTTTTCATCATGATGTTTTCTCCTTTAAAAAAAGTCTTTCATACGTATCTTGTCTGACCTTTACAACTTCATCGTAATACTCAGACGGCCATTTTTTATAATAACCTATCTTATGTAGTTTGCAACTTGCATCATATAACTGTTTAAACTTTTGTATAAGCATCATTGAGTAACCTAAATCTGACTCATATTTACAATTATCTGTAGGATCTACAAGAAACTCTTGATCTTCCATATTAGCTGGATTATTAGGATGAAAACCCATGAAATACACATCTCGTCTATTATAGGTTTTATTGTAGAAATCTATTTTTTCTTGGAACTGTTCCTCATCATATTGATCAAAATAAGGGTCACAAAATATAAGTATGTCATGATGTTTTTTATTCCAGTCTTTAAGTAGTGAAGTAAGGTGTTTTTCGTACTTCGTTTTGTCAGATCTAACCTCAATTCTTAGTTTACCGTCTTTACGCCATTTAGCTGCAAAGGGGCAAGCAGGAAAGCCTAGATGTTTATTCATTGGTTCTAAAACGTGTTTAGACCAATTAATTACATCATCTTTTATTTTTTCTGCCTGTTTTTTTCTTGACAATTGTTTTAACGTTTGTGGGTTTAGGACCTACATTACCTGCTGCCCTTTTTCTAGATACTGCTGATTTTATTTGTCCCTTAGACATTGCTGCGGCTTTAGCAGCTGGGACACATTTAGGGTACTTTCGTTTAGCGTCTTTTTTTTGTTTTGATCTACCACATTTAGCGAAGCTGCCATCTTTTTTTCGAGAACCTATATCTCTCCAATCCTGTTTGAACCACTTCGCTAATCCTTTGTGGCCAGACATTTTATACTATCTGTGATATTGCGTATATTGCAACAACTCCAACAATAACGACAATCATCTTGCCTTTCTTGTTTAAATTGTTCCATTTACTTTTGATTGAATCGAGCATGATTACCTCCTAAGCAGCGTTGGTAAATAACTTGGTTTTCTTTCTTCTTTTTGAATCTACCATGCCACAACCTGCAGCTACAATTTTGCCTCCTTTTGCCATGCGTTGAGCAGAGACAGCTTTTCTTTGTTGAGACACAGAACCTCCCATGGCTTTCTTAGGTCCTTTAAAATCTTTGCGCTTAGTGCCGCTTGGGTCTTTAATTTTACCAGCACAAATCTTAGAAGCATAAGCG